CATATTAGCCTTGCCATCATTAGGTAGATGTGGAGCTGGAGCTGCCATTGCATCTTCTACGTTTCTCTTACTGCGGTAAACGTTTCCATCTTTAACGGCTTTCATCTGACGGGCAATACCACGCATTGGGTCTAGTCCTTCAGGGTAATAATAATCTTGAACATCAATACGTTCTCCGCGGTGAACACCACGTTGGTACGTACGTTGCCCTACCCGAACTTTAAGTGCGTTTAAAACTGTATCTGAGGTACTAGATGAACGACCTCTATCATCTCGGCGCGAACGAATAGTTCCAAGATAGCCGTCAAGGGTACTCCGCTTGGGGTGCACGTCCCACACCAAGACGAAGGAAATCCAATTCACTACGTGCAACAGGTACGCCGCCGCCACCGTAAACAGTGTTGGTGCCATACATCCCACCTGCGCCTAAATTTTGCACATTTTGGTGAGGACTAGGGTTAGCCATTTATGTCAACCCTTTCTCTACGTTTAGCCGTTCTTATGCTGTGACAATTAGCGCAAACAACTTCACACTTTGCAATTTCTTCCCACAAAGTTTTTCGGCTACGTGCACCTATCTTCTCCCCTATATTAAACCGCTTTTCTGTCCCAGGTACATGGTCAAACTCTAATGCGTGAGGACTTTCTTTATACCCACAATCAGCGCAACCTTTTTCTAATTGATACGCGTGAATCTCTGCTGTCTTACGTTCTACTTCTGGTCTTGTGTACTTAACATACAAACAACGATTACACATAGAATGTCTTTGACCTCGTTGCCTGCCACTATCGCTTCTTAATTTAAACTTAATCTCTGGTAATTCTAAATTACATGATGTACAGGTCTTCATTTGAATATCCATAATATGTACAGGATACTACATTACATATTCCAAGGGGAGGTTTATTTCCCCCTAGATACGCTTAATTAACTATAGATTAGCGGTGAACTCTTGTCCCTCAAAGAATGCCCAGCCATCCATAATGTGAATAGGTTGCAAAGTGAAGTGGCCGTCTTCGCGAATCCACCCAACCATAATGCCTTGTTGCCAATCTTCCCAATGCTTTACGGGGCGACCATTGTCATTTACCCCGCCACCATAAGAAGGGACAGCTCCATCTATTCGGCATAGGCAACCAGGGCTGGCTGACACACTGCGGATAGGGCCATCTTGGTCGGCTACAGTTTTGTATTGAACTTCTTGGCGATGCGCATGGCCAAACACTGTTGAAATATGTGGGTTTTTATTTACATATGAGCTGGCAGTTGAACCATTACTGCGCACGGTAGTGCCGTGTACAGCTTTTAAACTCTTGGTTAACCAGTACTCACTTGCTGGATATGCGCCAATGTAATCTACTTTAAGGTCATCTAGCCTAAGTAGATAAGGCACCGACATGACAGGCCAGTCTAATTCTGTTGCGTTTGCGCGCTTAATACCTTTACTTGCCATGGCGTTTGCAACCACATAACGATTCATACGACAGTCATGGTTACCTTCTAACAAAACAATTTTAGCATCGGGACACGTTGCTCTTTGTTTTGCAAGAAGGTTATGACCATAGTTCAACGCAGGTTGAACAGTGTGGGCAAACATTTCTTCTTGAGCATACTTACCCATAGTAGGAAGGTCTAGGTAATCACCTAAATGAACAATCTCATCAACGCCATACTTTTCTTGCATATAAGCAAGAATTTGAAAGTGAACTTCTATTGCAGATTCATCATGAAACGGATCAAGGGTTCCATCTTCATATTTACGATATCCAATTTGAGGGTCAGGAACAAAAACAACTAAACGCATATTGCTTTTATCTACACGCTTACTAGCGTCGTAGGTTGCTGGGTTAATTACTGTTGGGTCTGCTGGTTGAATTGGAGGCCATGCCCAATCGCCCTCTTCATTAGTATTTATAGCGGTATTTATTAAATTTAATATGTCTAATGACACGTGCAGTAGCCTCTCATGTGAGAACGAAATGCTGTTAATTTAAAAGGAAGTTCAAGTTCTTTATTTAAATCAGTAAACAAATTTGCAAGCTTTATTTTGCTATTGTTTTCTTTAGCTTGTGCAAAAGCTTTTTGTTCTTCTTCTTTAAGCCCAGTAATCCATTGCGCTACAACGCAACCACTAGTGCTTGACGTAAGATGCTTGGCTAATACCTCTAACATGATTCTCCTCGTTTTCATCACGATACGACGTGACTTAGACTAGCACAGAAAACAAATAAAAAACGTAAAACGACACAAAAAAAGCCCCCGCAAGAAGCGGGGGCTGCCAGGGTCAGCTGGGCTTAGTTATGGTCAGACATTCCTGAACCAAAGTTAGATGATTGAGCTCCCATAGCTGATGGAAGAATACGTCCATTGGCTTGAGTAGCACCTGCTTCTGGGGCTTCGGTCTTTTGAAACTTAACTCTGATGCCATAACGAGCACCACTTGTAGCTGTTACAAACTTACGTGATGGCTTAGCCATCTTGGTTGGGTCGCCAGCTGCTGTGTTCTTCTTCTTAACAAGTGTTCCCTTTTCAGGCTTAGCAACAGTGTGTGCCACTGGCTTTCCTGGGGCTGTTGAAGTAGGCGCAATCGGCGCTGGGTTCTTAAATGGGTTCTTCATATGTTTTCCTTTGGCCTAAGGGTTTAAATAACTGTACGGTATTTAGTATTTAAATACAGTGTTAAATGGTGATTACTGTAAGAACCATGGCAGAAATATCTCCATCGTGGCTCTTGATAGTTGTAAACCCTGGCACGTAGGCAATATCAATACCTCTTGGCGCGGTGTAACCACGCGCAATTGCTAAGGCTTTTGTGGCTTGATTAACCGCTCCAGCGCCTACAGCACGCACTTTACAAGTACGAGTCTCATAGATAGCGTGAGCAATGGCTGAGGCCACCGATTGGGGGTTAGAACCTGCGGAAACACGCAGTACATTTTCTTCATCTTTTACGTGGTCTGTCATTTTTATCCTTTGGTGTACGAATTGTGAAACCCCGCTGGATAAATTATGACAATTAAACCTCTATAGGTCTGTCTAAAGGCGTGGGTGCTTTGGCGTAGGACCCACAAGAAGCGCACTCCATATCCATAAAATATGAAGCTATTTCGTAGTTATCAAAGGAACATTTAACGTTCCATACAAATGACCCACAGTCGCAGATATGCCTAACCTCATCTGCATGGTCCATATTGCCTGTGTAATCAGGCTTTAGTTGGCGGATAGGCTTCAAGACGAATTCTTTCCAAAGCGGCCTTTTGTTCAGCCATCATTGCTTCAATCTTTTCTATCTCTTCTTCAGACATTTTATCTTTAATACTTTCATAGACCTTAATACCAACATTAAAGTTATGTTCAAGCACATCATATTGAAGTTGACGGCGTTCTTTAATAAACGCTTGTGCTTCTTCCATACGAATTTTCTTTTTATCTTGTGTATTACTCATTGTCCACCCCACCCTCCGCCTTTAAAATGTGCGGGTACTGACGGCATTACTTTTATCATTTGGTTACCACAAGTTTCGCATTCAACGCGATGTTCTTCGTTAAATGTAAAATATCGTTCAACTTGTACGTCACAGGACATACAAGCAAAATCATAAACTGGCATGTCTGGTGGCCCTATAAGCATGATACTCGCATGTTTTGTAAATTTTGTTGTATGACCCACTAAACATTTCTTTATGTGTGTGCTCTAATCCTGAAAGTTTTTCATTACAAGCACAAATTCCTCGGTATTCTCGTTCTAACCGTTCTACTAAATTTTTTGCTTCACGCAGTTTTTTAAGAACATTCATTGCTTCAAGGCTCATTGCGATGACCTCTTTGCTTTACGAACAGCAATCTTAGCTGGGGAATAGCCATCAATTGTTTTGCCTTTTTTAACATTGGTCTTTGGATGTTTTTTAGACGCTTTACCGTTAGGTCTAGCATCGTTTCTATTGCCTTTGGACTTTGCCATTATCTCTCCCTAAACTTTGGGTCCTGAAGTTTATCATACACTTCTTTTTCATAAGCAAAACTATGCGAACCCGACACGAGGCGCGCTAATGAGTATGAGTCAGCGGCATTATCGTCTGTAAATTCTACATTCCATTTTTTATATACATGCAGTAACATCTGGCTTTTAGATATCCCCTGCCCTTTACCTGTTACATACTTCTTTAAACTGGTAGGTGGGACTATAAGGGGGTATATGCCAAAGTCTAATAGGGTTAACTTCACCATCCCGCCCAGTTCACCAAGCATATTAGCCATCTGTGAACCAAAAGCGTAGCCTTCCATAGCCACATCGGTAATGTTATCAAATTGATGTAGCCAGTTCATTACATGGGCTTGGATATCCCTAAGGCGGTCTATACCGCGTTTATCAGACTTGTACACCTCTGTGTAGTGGTTACCGTTCTGGTATGCGGTTATAGAAAAACCGCTATAAGACTGGTCAATACCTAAATACACAGGGTTCTCAGGTATTACTATGCCGTCTTTAAAAACTTTCATTAAAACCCGCGGGCTTTTAGTACAGATGTTCTACGTGTTAATTCACGCGAAGTCAACTGGTACGACCGTTCTAAGTTATCTAATGTTGTTTTAAGAAGCTTATGGTAAGCCTGAGCTTGTAGTTTATTACGAGATAGCTCTTGCATCTCAGGGTCAGTTAACACATGAGCGCGAAGCATGATGGATTTTTCTGTAGTTTTGCCAGTAGTTTTACCAAGCATAGCCTTAGCCTCTGCCATATCGTATTCGTTTTCTACCTCAAGAACAGCAAGCTCTGCGGCTGTAACTTGGGTAAGCATAAACGAGTAATACTGCATGTAGACATTGGCTAAGCGCATAAGCTCTTGGTCGTCTATTGCGGTAATGTCATCTGGAAGTGCGGGCAAATCTATATCTAACTTGCGGCGAATAGGAATACCTTGAGCTTCTAGGGTTTGAATAACTTTTTCACTAATACCGTGTGCTTCAATAACTATCATTCTAACCCCTTACATTTAACGCAACCCTCTGCTTTTAAATTACAAGGTGGTGGCGTACCTGCTTTAATAGAGTCTACTATCATTTGCGCGGCTTCAAACAAATGGGAAATACCAAAATCGCTTTTATGTACTACAAATTCTTTATACTCTTGATTTGGTTTAGCTTCGTAAATGATAACGGCTTCTTGTGGGATATCGGCATAGCCTATTAATTCCGCCAGTTTCATATAAATCTGAACTTGAGTGATATGTTTCATAAATGGAGCGTTAATAGCTTTCCATGTTTTATCAAAATCATACCCATGCTCTGCTAGCAATTCAGGGCACTCATAACGAAGTGTTCCTACGCCAACAGATTTAATTTCTAGCATTAAGGGTTCGCCTAAGTTTACTAACCAACCGTCTGCGTGACCTGAAATGCGCAATGGCTCATAAAATAACGGTACTTCACGGTATTCAAGTGGGCCTTCGTGACAATCAGAACCGCCCCAAAACATCTCATCGCAATCAAAGCAATACGATTTGCCAAATAGCGTTCCCATTTCCTGAAACCATTTCTGCCACTTAGCATGAATAGAGTGTCCCTCTTCAAAAATGGACATTAACTTTAATCCAATTTTACGGGTTTCATTAGGAACAGCGCCTAACAGTTGAAAATACGATGCTCGGTAACACCAATCATTTCCCGCCATTTCAGAAGGATGTAAAACATCTGTTCTTCTACTTTTATCTCTTGGCTTGGAAAGTATATGTCGTTCTACGGAACCAATAACTCTTGTCTCTGCTTTACCCACGTCAATGAACCTCTTTAATGTTCCGCTTGGTTTGTATTTTATTGTCATAGGGACAACCTATCATGACTTCCTGGTATTTACCCATTCCTCTAACGTCAAACCTGCTTTAAGGGCTTTGCGTTTAAGCGCGTTTCTTTCTCTATGGCTCATGCCACCCCAAATGCCGTGCGTATCATTCATCTTATCCGCATAAAGTAAACACTCTTTGCGCACAGGACATTCTGGCAAACCATCTTTTCCGTAACAGATAGCTTTAGAAATCTCTGCAATTGTTTTATATTTTTCTTTATCGCGTGGAGGAAACCAGAGGTCGGTTTTCATTCCTCTGCATTGAGCTTTATATCGCCATGGTTCTGGTCCGAGGTCTTCGTCGTACAAGTATGCTCCTGAAGAGTAGAGCGCAATTCTAGAAAGTCGTCCTCAGTTAACAATACATAATTTTCATTATTAAGACTTACACCTAGCACAGGCATACGACTTTCAAGTATTGCTTCCTTGACAATCTTTTCCAGTACTGTCGCTTTGACGGTAAAGGAAGCTTTGCCTGTCCACTTATGTTCAATAAGTAAATCGTTAGACCTGACATCGCCTTTACGACTCCAGAAAGAACCACTTCCAGCATTGCGCTTTCCGTCTACTAACTTTGCAAGTCGTGCCTCGTGCTTCTGAGACTCTTTAAGACCCTTACTCTTCATGTGCGAACTTAGACCCAGCTTTAATTGAATCTAGTACGTCCCGTTCAAGGGCCTCTTTCAAGTCTACTTCTTCCCGAATGGAGCTAAGCATAGCATCACTTCCCTGCCACTGCCGTTCGGCATACCGATAGTAGGCACCAGCGCGAATAATGACTTTATTTAAGATACCTATAGATAAAATTTCTTTAGCAAAATCAAAGTCTCCTGCTGGTAAATCCCCACCATTAGAGAAATAAAAATCAACTAGCGCCACTTGTGATGGTGGGGCTGATTTGTTCTTTAAAACGCGCACTTTAATAGTTTGTCCTATACGCCGTTTTTCTTGGCCTGTGCCCGTTTCAATCCAATCGTCTCTTTTAACCTCAATGCGGGTAAAAAAAGCATAGTCTTTGCCTAAACCCCCTGGAGTGGTACGTGGGTCTCCATACATAACACCAATCTTTGACCGCCATTGGTTAATCATTAGACCAATAAATGGACGCTCAGGGTCTACTAATGACCTTTTAGATGCCTTACCCACTTTACGAAAAAACTTATTAGTTAGAAGCGCGGAACGTCCTACTGTTGATTCTTCCATTTCTTTATCATTTTCTGATGAAGGAACGAGGGCAGGAAGGCTATCAATAACAATGCAATCCACGGACTTGCTTTCAGTAATTTGAATGACGGCTTCATAAGCCTCCTCCATTAAGTTAGTAGAAATTACATAAACTCTAGATGAATCCACCCCGCACATTTCAGCATAACCAGGAACCCATTGCTCAGCCGCCACCCATACTGTTGTAAATTCAGGATCACGTTTTTGATTAGCAGCAATTGTTTTTAAAGCCAATGCGGTTTTGCCATTACTTGCTTCTCCTACAATTTCATGCCATTGATTAATAGGCCAGCCGCCACCAAGTGCAACATCTACAGCAACTGAACCTGTAGTGATGCGACCCATGACATCATCTCTAATATCTGAACCAAGAACAATTGTGTTCTCGCCCATTTTTTTATTAATAGAGTTAAATACTTTTGCTAACTCGCCTGTTAATGCCATTTTATATGTGTCCTATGATTGTTGTTGGATTCCATCCGCCTGTTTGAACCTGCACTGCGGGTGTTGCAGGGCCTGATGCTTGACCACCACTACCTACAATACCTTTACCTACGCCACTACCTGATTGTTGAATTGGATAGCCGCAATCGTAACAACGCTTGCGAGATTCAGGAGTAGCGCCACCATAATTTCCACTACCGCAACCTGGACAACGTAACGCTTGTGGGGTTGCTTGTTGGCTTGGTGGATACTGTGTCTGTTGTGGTTGTACGTATGTAGCAGGTTGCGGGGCTGCATATGCGGGAGTTGAAGTCTGAGGTTGTTGAGGTTGCTGGCCTAGTTTTTTAGCAAACCAATCTGCATTACTGCTCATTTTTATCTCCTAAGTACGCGGTAGTCATATTTATAGTGTCATGTTCTACTAAACCTAAATTCAAAGCAATTGAAAATGCGCCCATTAAAGTAGATAAAGCTATAGCTTTGTAAACGTTTCCCATGTTTTCTAAACCACCCATCAGCTCTTCTACGTCTCCGCCGCTTTCTTCCATCTCTTTAATGTGAATATGCGTTAAAACTTGAGCACTCAAATCTGAAATAGAATCTAAAAATGGATACAAAGGTTCTACATAAGCTAAACGCTCTTCACTGTCTTCACACTCTTTAGACTCCCCCTCTGAACTAACTGGAGTAAGACCAATGCGTTCAGCAAGTTCATTGACGTTTTCTATTAAAGCTGTGTCATACAAATACCAACGGTAAATAGTGCTCATCGGCACTTCATTGGTAATTATCTCGTATTCTGGCTTTTTACGTTTAAACCAACTCATTTAGCATCGCCCCATCTTTGTACAACCTTAATGTCTGCAATGAGCGGGACATCTAAAAGATGAATATCTTCCATAGCCTCGCGGATTGCATCCTGTGTTTTATCCACTAATGAGTCTGGAGTCAAAGTAACTAATTCGTCATGCACTGTAAGAAGTAGTTTGGCTTCTTTTGGAATCATGTCGTGGGCCCTAATCATAGCAAGTTTAATAATGTCTGCAGCTGAGCCTTGAATGCGCGTGTTGAAAGCTTGACGCTCAGCACTGGCACGAAAACCTGTCTGTTTGGAGGTAATATCTGGTAAATAACGACGGCGCTTAAGTATGGTTGAGATATACCCTTTGTTACGAGCAACACCAATAACCTTAGAGCGGTAGTCATTAATAGATGGAAACTTAGCGGAAAAGTCACTAAGTAACTTCTTAGCCTCATCTACCGTACAACCAATTTGGCGCGAAATCTTATCTGGCCCCACACCATACGCAATAGCAAGAACAAGTGCTTTACCCGCTTTACGGTCCACGCCCATGGTGTTACCTACAGTTGTGTAGATATCCTCACCTATAAGATAGTTGTTTAACATAATTGGGTCTTTAGACATTGACGCAATAATTCTAGGTTCAATCTGTGAATAGTCGGCAACCACTAACTTATGACCCTCTGGCGCACAAAACATATTACGAATAAGCGTTCCATGGTCTTTCTCTGGTGGAAGGTTTTTATTGGGAGCAGGTATGTTTTGTAAGTTGGGATTACGACTAGAGAACCGACCAGTCTCAGCGCCCCACTGTACAAAATCTCCGTAAACTCTGCCGTTAATAAGCATTGAATCTTTTTCTTCAATCTTAGATTTACCGTTAGTTGTCTTAACCACTTCACCGCCAAGGTAAGGTATTACATAAGTACTAAGCAGTTTATTAAGGTCTGCGTATTTCAAAATAGCAGTTACTAGCTCATCTGATTCACGAAAAGATTCTAACGCTTCTGCGGATACTGAATAATCTTTGTAAGTTAATTTGTCTTTATTCTTTTTACCACCAGCACCAGTAAGAAGTATAGGTTTAAGACCACGACAGCCTTCTTCTTTTGGACCGTAAAGTAACCACTGCTTTTCACTATTAGAGTTAAGATTAAAAACTTGACCTGCAATCCGATAAATGTTGGAACGAACTTCTTCAATTTCTTTCTCTAACTTAACCCACAAGTCTGTTAGATGCTGAACGTCAACAGGGGCCCCAGTAAGCTTCATGTCGCAAAGGACTGTAAGGACATCCATCTCTAGCTTCATAACACGATCAACGTCTGCTGCTTCAATCTTTGGAGCAATAGTTTTCCAAAGTAAAAACGTGTACTTAGAATCTAAATAAGAGTACTTAGCAACTTCTTCAAATGAATATTCTTCAACCTTGTGTCCTATGCCTTTTTGCATACTAAACCCAAGCTCACGCTGTAAACAATCATCAAGGCCTAACTTGCCTTTGTTTTTATTATCGTAAAGAAATGAACCCATAAGGGTGTCAAAATATGGACCAACAGGTATCTTGCCCCCGTAGTACTTAGCAACAGAACTCAAGTCAAAAACTAAATTATGTCCAATTGTCAATATGTCGTCTTTAAACATCAAAGGCTCTAACGCCTTAAAAACCTCGGCTGGAAACAGTTGAACTGGTGCGGATTTAAAAACTTTATCTGCTTTTTTATCATCACGTGAGTAGTCAAGCGGGCGTGCAGGTAACCCTGCTGCAACCCTTTTCTCACCTTGCCCTGTAAGTGGGCGTATTAACTCTACAAACTCCCCATTAGGGTGCCCTAAAGGAATCACATCCCCGCGTCCGTGAGTGGCTAATGAAATCCAAAGAACCTCATTAACGGCGGGTATACCGCGGTGGGTGCCAACTGTTTCTACGTCAAAAGCAAATGCGTCTTGCTTTAGATAGTAAGCAACCATTTCTTTAAGTTGTTCTTTTGTTGTAATTATATTCAAGTATTGTCCCTTAAAGCCGAAGGGTCAGAACCAGGGGATAATTGGCCTGACCCTTCAACAGTTTAGTTGTTAGGAGAGTGAAGCAGCAACTGCTTCAAGTTCTTCCCAAGTTGGTTCTTTAATATCAGCGCGTGTATACGGCTTAAAAGAAACAACAGAAGCTTCTGCAGTTGCTTCATCAATGTTCCAGTCTTCCATTAAATCACGGGACTTGACTGGGTTAATGTGGTAAGCGGTTGTTTGCATCTTACCTGTGCGACTTAACGCCCAGTAGTTCTTTGTTAAAGGACCCTGAGGTGAAAAGTGTGCTGCATGAAGGGACTTAAATAGGCGTGGGCTAGCAATCAACATTTGACGTTGAGGACCGCCTTCAGCACTGAGGTTGACGATTGAAAATGCGCGCTTCTCTTCAGGCTTGCTTCCAAGCTTTACGCATAGTGGATCGTTTTGACCAAGCGAAATATAAGAACGCTTGCCCTCAGTCTTTTGAGTAAGGAAGTGTTGACGATAAACAGCGAACGGACCGTCTTCGTCTAAGAATTTAACTACTTGAAAGCCTTCTTGAAATTTAAATTCTGAAGGGTAGTCACCTGATGGAGCAATCTCGGCTGCTGACCAACCTGATTGGATTGC